GATGGTAAAGTCATGCTTTACAAGTTCGGTAAGAAGATCTTTGACAAGATCACTGCCGCAATGCAACCCGAGTTTGAAGATGAGGAAGCAATCGATCCGTTTGATTTCTGGCAAGGTGCTAACTTCAAACTGAAGGCAAAGAACGTTGCAGGATATCGTAACTATGATTCCTCTGAGTTCGCTGCACAGTCTGCTCTGCTAGACGATGATGATGCCATGGAAGCAATCTGGAAGAAAGAATATTCCCTGGCAGAACTCGTTGCTGCTGACCAGTTCAAGGACTATGACACTCTGAAGAAGCGTCTGGACTATGTTCTGGGTAACAAGGGTACTCCTAATTTCCAGGATCAAGAGACCGTTGAACAAGAAGAGGAGTTTCGTGCTTCTAACCGTGGGGATACTTCCACAGTTGCTACTAACAGTGGTGGATTTAATGATCCCGACATCACTCTATCATCAAATAAAACTGAAGATGAAGATGATGCTCTGTCATACTTTGCCAAACTGGCAGAAGACTGATACAGAGAAAGGGGGTCTAATGACCCCCTTTTTTATTGTGCGGATGTATTTCTAGTATTTCTAGTTGCTGCTACGTTGCTACTTATGTACTCAGAGGAACGTCCATATTTCATTTCATTTCTCATATCTTCAAGGAACATTCCTAAGTATTCATCTTTCAGTACAAAAATTTGTCTTTTTTTATCATTTTCTCTAACTTCGTAAACATAATTGCTAACTGACACCACTGGGTTTAGATCTGCAGTTGGTGTTGAAGGATTTGCAATTTTAAAATCTTTGTCAACAACTTTACCAGCGGGAAGAATAAGTCTCCCTGAAGAATCTTTTACCTCAGTAGTTTCGTAAAAACGCACATCATTTAATTTTGTGCCATACTTATTATCTGCATACCTGTAGAGATCTTTATCAGATAATGGCCACTGATCTCTTACATTAATGATGTTTGCTGTTATCATAACTACCCAATCAAGACCAGGATCTCCGTAGAGATAATCTGCCACCGTATCTGGTCTTTCTCCTTCACCAATCTGATATCTGTCAAAAGCAGTTACTACATCTTTAAGATCATCACGCAACTTAGTTCTTCTAAAAAGATTTTTAATCAGAACATATTCGGATGACGAATTTCTATCTTTTGATTGGGATTGATAGAATATGTTGGGTAGTTCTCTGAAATAACTCATTTTAGTAACCTACTGAAAAGTCGCCTTGGCGATTAAGTTCATCATAATCTTCTTTGTAAATTGGATTAATTTCCTTGAACAACATCTGTACTTTTATGTGTGTGGGAGAACCATCATAGAAGGTAGAATATGTGTTTGAACCTGTGTAATTAACTGACATGTTTGTCAGTGCCATGGGTTTAAATCTATTAAGAAATGGGTGTTTATCTTTACCCTTCATATATTCTAACTGAAATATGTATGGAGCAGAGATAAAAATTCCTGCAGCACCACTGTTTTCTGGTAACATAGAATATTTCAGTGTTCTTAAAATAAGTTTCACTTCTTCTGCTTCATCTCTATTTCTTGGGAAGAATTCAAAAGTAAATGGAAATACCCTAAGGTTAACTCCATTAAAAAGAAGTTCTAGGTTTGGTTGAAATACTTGTCCAGTTGCTCTAGAGATAATTTGAGAAGGAGTTACGGTTCCACCAAGCGCACCAACTGCTGATCCAGATATTGCTGCTATTAAAGCATTCTTTACATTTGGATCCCCGATCGCATTCCCGGCAGTTGCTCCTAACTGAGTTACCATATCAAGAGCCATTTTACCGAGACTTTGGATACCTTCCCCGCCTTGCTTTATTATTGAAGACGTTGCTGCTAATCCATATGCCTCGATGGGATTTAATTTACCATCAGTCCAATCAATCGCACTAATATCAGATAGTTGTTGTGGAATTGGCAGCACAATTGTATATTTTGGATCTTTCAAACCCTCTCTGTTTGATCTCGTACCAGTAGCTTTTGATATATTACCAAAAACTTCTTTATTTAATCCAAAACTTATCTCTTTACCATCAACTTTTTCTTTTTTAGGTGTTACCTTGCCCTCCTTGACATCAACACTTGCTAAACCTCCTAAAATACCATCTCCACCTCCATCACCACCAAGATCAAAAGGAGCTTTATATTGTGCTATTCTTATTTTTAAGTAATCACTATCGTTCTCAATACGGTCTTTAGGGTATCTGAAAAGTTTGGTTTTGTTTTGGGGAATTTTTTTACCATAAGTCGCTTTTCCAGAGCCACCACCATTTGATGGTTCTTGGGAAAGGTTGGAATTTGAAGATGAGACAATTTTTTGATCTTCTGTCATCAGATACTTTAGTTATTTGTCAGATAGTAAGCGGTTGGAAGTCTCAAGGCATCACTTACTTCCGAGGGATAAATTTCGTAAAGACTACTGGCAATTTCTGGATATGTGTATTTTCTCATCATTCTCCAGTGTAAACTAAAAGCGGTGAATCCTTCAGTTCCTACACTAGAGATAAGCACCAGGGGATGCTGATCATAACGAATACCAGGAGTTTTTGCGTTATATATGTATGTGTAGTATTTATCAGGTTGAGGCACACCTTCAATAGGTTCTAATGCTGTGATAAGTGCTTGCATAATATCGGTGGGATGCATTCTCCTATTTCTTCTACCCAAACTATCAACAACTCCACGAATCCTGTTGACATTTTCATCAGTATCCGTTGGTCTATCTTCATCTCTGCGGACATCTTTTCTAAGACCATCATCATATACGTTAGAACCTATTTCAATATCTGGGTCATTACTGGAAGTTACTTCACCAGTCTCATAGACGTAATAATACTTTTTACCAATTCGTCCACCAGACTTGATGCTTGCCATCACTTAATACCTAATTCTTTTTCAGTAAATACCTTAAAAATATATCCTCTATCTTTACACCACTCTGATGCTGCTTCCCATTTAGCTTGATTTTTGGCATATTCAAATGCCTCACGAAGATATCCTTTTGTTTGCTTCTTAGGTTTTGCTGGTGGAGAACACTGTCTCTTAGGTTTGATTTCAATAATCATTTTCTTGATTCTTCCTGTGGATTCTTTTACCTTGATGTAAAAGTCTGGGAAGTAACGATGCACTCTGCCATCAACAGGTGATCTGTAGGGCATGACTATTTCCTCACTACCCCATTCAAGAATATTCTCATTCAAATCACAGTAAACCATGAACTTTCGTTCCCATAAGGAACGATAGACGATGTTTGTGGGGTCTCCTTTATACTTTCTAGGATATGACGGTGAATATTTTCCCTTATATGCCATCTAAATAATAATAACAGAATCATATTAGGTATTTAGAGTGGTAAGACCTCGCAGAATATCAGACTTCAAACCAACCCTCACCAATCTTGCACAGACTTCTCATTATCAAGTATTCTTTGCTGGTCTGCCTCTTATGTTAAGGCAGCATCTTAGAGTCAGGGGTCTTGATGGAAGATTTATTTCGGAAACTTCAGGATTACTCTGTAGTAGTGCACTTCTTCCTGGAAGTAGACTTGCTACTGCGGACATAATTGGTAATCATATGGGTGTATCTGAGAAGATGGCACACACAAGACTATTCACACAGATTCAACTTGAGTTTTATGTGGATAACAAATATAAGACTTTGAAGTTCCTTGAGCACTGGATGGAATTCATTGCTAATGGATCAACAAGTAGAGAAAATCGTCAATCAAATAAAGATTATTATTTTAGAATGGAGTATCCTGATACCTATAAGTGTAATGAGACAAAAATTATTAAATTTGACAGAGACTATAATGAAGAGTTAGAATATAAATTTATTGGGTTGTTCCCTCTTGATCTTACTTCAACTCCTGTTAAGTATGAGCAATCTCAAGTTCTAAAAGCAACAGCAACATTTAGTTTTGATAGGTATCTTATGGGCAAATATGATAGTTTCTCTGTGGCAAGAGGAAGAGAGGGTAATAGAGTTCCAACATTAGTTGGTCAAGATGCTACTCAAGAACAATTTGAAACAGCTCTTGAAAGAAATGCAACTTCTCTTATCAAAGGGACGACCAGAGAGGGATTATCTGGAGCAGGAACAGTTGAAGAAGCAACTAAATCTATTAGAGGAATTCGAGAAAACATAAACGGATCTACTTTCATGAACGCCTAATAAATAATCATACTGAATAACATATCATGCCTTTACCAAAAATTTCTACTCCAACATATGAGTTGGTATTGCCTTCGTCTGGAAAGAAAATTAAGTACAGACCCTTCCTAGTTCGTGAAGAGAAGGTTCTTATTCTTGCCATGGAAAGTGAGGATGAAACTCAAATCGCCACAGCAGTTAAAGATGTAATCAAAAACTGCATTATTACTCGTGGTGTGAAAGTTGATGATTTTGCAACTTTTGATATTGAATATGTTTTTCTCAACATTAGAGGTAAGTCTGTTGGGGAAGATGTTGAAGTTCTTGTAACCTGTCCTGATGATGGTGAGACTAAAGTTCCTACTGTAATCAATCTTGATGATATTAAAGTTCATACTGGTAAAGATCACAACAAAGATATTGTCCTTGATGATGACCTTACTCTCAGAATGAAATATCCATCTATGAGTGAGTTTATCAAAAATAATTTTAGTGGAGAAGAAATTACTGTTGAGGGAACTTTTGATTTGATTGCTTCGTGTGTTGAGCAGGTGTTTAATGAGGAGGAATCCTGGTCCGCATCTGATTGCACCAGAAAAGAAATGACAGAATTTCTAGAGCAATTGAGTTCAAAGCAGTTCAAGGAGATTGAAAGGTTCTTCGAAACTATGCCTAAGTTGTCTCATACAGTCAAGGTGAAAAATCCAAATACTGGAGTTGATAATAAAATTGTTTTAGAGGGACTAAACTCTTTTTTCGCGTGAGTATGGCTCATGAAGACCTTGAGTCATACTTTAAAACAAATTTTGCTTTGATTCAACATCATAAATACTCATTAACAGAGATTGAAAACATGATACCGTGGGAAAGAGAAGTTTATCTCACTTTCTTACATCAATATATTGAAGAAGAAAATCTCAAAGCTCAACAATCTGGAATAAATGGCTGAGTTATCGTCTCCAATATTAGGAATGCAAGTTAGGAGGAGTGTAATTCCTGCTAATGCTATATTGGGGCGTTCAGAACAACCTGTTGCTACTGGTCCAGATCCTCAGACTGCATTAGCTTTAAGAAGAAATCAACTTGCCCTTCAAACGGTCAATACGAGTATTGGTGGAATTACAAATCAGATTGCTGTTTTAAGTAACTCCCTTAGAACAATATCAACTCAAATCCAACAATCAAGTGTTCTTGAACAAGCAAAGCAGGCAGAAGAAAATAAACAACAAAGAATATTATCAGAACAGAGATTAAGAGAAGGAAAGGAAGGGATATTAGAGAAAAAAATACAATCTGCACTTGCTAAACCATTACAAAAAGTTGGTGGTGCTGCTCAAAAATCTTTATTTAATCTGGGAAGATTTTTCCAGATATTACTCCTCGGAACTCTTGGTTCACGTCTTTTAAGAGTTATTGGAGATTTATCTTCTGAAGGAGAATTAAGTCTTGGTAATTTATTTGATAAAGTCAAAAAAGACTTAGCGATTGTAGGCACAATATTTGTTGCAATAAATGGTGGATTTGTATTAGCATTAAGAACTTTAACCTCTCTTACTGCAAGATTAACTGGTTTTGCTTTTAGAAATTTATTACTTAGACCAATTAATCTTGTCCTTGGAATTGTTGGAGGAGTATTAAGAAGACTTTCTGGTAGAATTAGAAATGTTCCACGATTACCAGCACCACCTGTACCAGCATCACCTGCACCTGGAAACTCATCCAATAGAGGAGGACGTACATCTAATACTAATACTGGTGGATTAAGGGGACCTTTAGGTAACCTTGCCAGAGGCGCGAGAAATATTGCAATATTGAATGCATTATTTGGAGAGGACTTTGATAGAAGTATAGTTGGTGGTTTAGGTGGAGCAGCAGGCGCACTCGCAACAGGTCTTATACCAATACCAGGAGCAAGAGTGGTTGGTGCTTTGCTTGGTAGTTCATATGCAACAGATTTGTATGAAAGATCTGGTTTGAGCATACCTGGTCTAAGTCAAAGTTTAGATGATCTTGGAATCCCAGACCTCGGTGATGGGGCGAGAGCAATATTTGAAAGATTAACAAAGAGCGAAGCAGATTTAAAATCAGATCAAGATAGGGCAAATACGGTTATAATTAATAATTCTGGAAATGATGGTGGAACCACTGAAGTTCCTAGTTCTGGTGGGTCTGGCACTGGGACTAGCTTACTTAGTGTTCCGAGTGGTAATAGGGATAATCCATATATGTTACATTCTCTTATTCAATATAACATCGGAGGTATGGGTATCTGATGTCATTTGCAACTAATTCTGCTAAAAATTTATCCGGAATACAGAAGTCACTAACTAGACTTCAAAGTTCTATGCTTGGAACTAGGAAGTCTGCTCAGAGTATATCAAAATCTCTTAAAGAAACTAATATTAAAAAAAGAAGAGGTATTGCTGATAGCGCCAAATTTTTCCAGATGAGAAGAGAGTCTGTTAGGAGAAAGGAAAGAGAGGACCTTGTTGAGGCATCATCATCAACGGGTGCTATAAGAAGAACTGGTCAAGGTGCCATGAAGAGCACCAAAGGGTTTTTTGGTAGAATAATGGACTTCCTTGGCAATATTTTAATTGGATGGGCAGTTGTCAATCTACCTAGAATTATCAAATTTGCTGAGGGTTTAACTAAAAGACTTCGAAAATATAAAAGTATTCTTGATGATTTTTTTGGTGGAACGGTTCAATTATTTACTGCTTTTGGAACTGGTATAGGTGAGATATTTAATAGTATCACAAATTTGGATTTTCAAAATTTTAAAAGTGCGATTGACATATCATTAAAAGATATGAATTCTGCATTTTCAAGAATGAATAATTCTGTTCAGCAAGGCATTATTATGTTATCTGGAGACGCTGAATCTTTGCTTGCTAAAATGGGATTTGACATTTCAGATTTCAAATTACCTGGAGAAGAATCTGAAGAAGAAAAACCTGAATATTATGGACCTGGCGGTAATCCAGATGGATCTGGTGGAGGTCAAGCACAGCAGGGAACACGACCAACACAACAACCTAGTGCTCAACAACCAACACAACAACCTAGTGCTCAACAACCAACACAACAACCTAGTCCCCAACAACCTAGTGCTCAACAACAGACAAGTGGACAATTAACTAATATTGTTCCACTTGCAAATCTCCAGGCAAAAAATGTTTATGCTGGTGACGATATAACAAATAAAGTTGGTATGTCCAGTAATTATGGATACAGAACTCACCCTGTTCATGGTGGACCGAGTATGCATAGGGGTATTGACATTGCCACCTCGCATGAAAGAGGTTTCCATGTTGCTTTTGGATTGACAGGAACTGTATCTCTTGTCACTACTTTAAGTGGATATGGAAAAACAGTTATTATCAATTCTGGAAATTTAGATTTTGTGTTTGCTCACCTGGCAAATTTTGATGTTAGACAGGGTGAGAGTTATACAGGACAAATTATTGGTGAAATAGGTAGTACTGGTACAAGCACTGGAATTCATTTACAATTTGAAGTCAGACCCAAAGGTGGTGGTGGGCAATCTGGTATTGATCCTAGTGGTTACATCAAATATTTGAGAATTGGTAAAGAATCTAAAAACAAAACTAACAATAAAACTACTAATACCACAACAAAACCTGTGGTTAATCCTCAAACAAGTCCTAACTCAAATCAAAATCCAAATCCTTTAAATAATATTTTTAATTTGTTTAATAATAAAAAACAAAACCAGACTAGAAATACAACAATTTCTCAACCACCAACAAAACAAATAGCGACTAACACCATTATAATCAATGGTGGTCAGTCAAAACCACCAGAACCACCACAAAATACTGATAAATCTCAAAGCATGATACCCTTCAATACTGCTAGTGTAAATAGTAGTGGAGCAGCAGCAAAACTGTTAGATCATCAAATACTTACTAAATTGGGTTAATGTCAGGAAAAGCTCAGGATACTTCAAACTATAGCGTATTTACAATTGAATCTTCGTTCAACCCAGCGAAGACGGTAGATCTCAGATTGGGTGTAATTAGTTTTAACTACTATGAGGATTTATTTTCTCCAACTATAACTGCAAAACTTGTTTTAGTTGATGGTGGTAATGTTGTCGTATCTGATAAAAGTTCAGATGGCAAAAAGGAATCGCTTTATAGTGGTCTGCCTCTCAGAGGTGGTGAGAGGATTGCGATAAAAATTCAACCTTTTGGTAACCCACCTGGAACTGATGGTGGTAATCCTGCACTTGATTTTAGCACTGGAACCACTTACTTTTATGTTTCCAAAATATCATCTGTAATGAAAGAGGGTCAAAGAGAAATTATTGTTCTTGATTTAACATCAAGAGAAGCTCTAACTAATGAATTTGCAAGAGTAAATCAAAAGTTTCCAAGAAATCTTTCAATCAAAGATTCTGTTGAAAAAATAGTGAAGGAAAAACTTTCTTCAGAGTTAGTTGATTCTGACGCAACATCTAACCAGTATGGTTTCATGGGTAACATGAAAAAACCATTTAATATATTAGTATGGTTGGCATCAAAAGCAGTTGATGCTAATAAGGAGGCAGGATATTTCTTCTATCAAACAAAATCGGGTTTTAAATTCAAATCTGTCTCAACTTTGATAGAGGAAGGTAAAAATTCACCAAAGTCTGAATATACTTTTAAATCTGTAGGGGCAACTCCTCTTGAGTATTCAGATGACATGATATTGACATATACTATTTCTCTCAATCATGATTTAATATCAAAGTTAAAAAGAGGGATGTATTCTTCTTTCTTTGCAGAGTTTGACCCTTCAACGGGAAACTATTCTAGTGTAGAGCAAGGTAAATTCAGTATTCAAGAAAAAGAACCTAGGGTTAAACTTGGTGAAGATTTTCAAGTTCCAAAAATTTTAGGAGCAGCAGAACTCACTAATTTACCTAGTAGAATTGTTTCAATGGTTGCTGATGTTGGAACTTTAGAGAAGGATGCTTATGTTGCTCAAAATGGTTCTAATTTACCTGCCAAAAATGCAAGTGGTTTTGAGAACCAACGGCAGTCTATTATGAGATATAACTTATTGTTTATGCAGACTTTAGATATTCAGGTCCCTTGCAATACAAATCTGGAAGTTGGTGATGTAATTAAGTGTAACTTTCCTAAAACATCATCTGAAAGTAAAGAAAATGACCCTGAGTTAAGTGGACTATATATGATTAAAGAGTTATGTCATCATTTTAACATTGACCAATCTCTTACATCCATGAAGTTAATCAGAGATACGCACGGGATGCCCAAGATCTAATGGACGATTTTTCTTTTAATACCAATTTTCTAGGCAGAGACGGTTTCACCTGGTGGTTGGGACAAATTGCACCATTTTCTGCCACAGAAGGTCAAGATGGTGCTAATGGTTGGGGATGTAGATATAAAGTGCGTATCATGGGATACCACCCATATACTACCGCAGAACTTGAAGATGAAGATCTTCCATGGGCAATTGTGATGCGCCCTCCAGGAACTGGAACTGGTTCTGGAGGTATGTCCAAAACTATTCACTATAATCAAGGTGATACTGTAATTGGGTTCTTCCTTGATGGTGATAATGCCCAGCAACCAATTATTATGGGTGGTCTGGGTAACTCTAAGTATGCAGCAAAAACTGATGCAGTGTTTCCATTTGGAAATTTCACTGGTTATAATAAAGTAATGGAGTCACCTTCTTCGAAGGTGAGAACAAAATCAGAATCATCAGATATTCAAGCACAACCATCTCCACAATCAAACACTCCTGAGAGAACTAAAGATAGTGATAATCCTGCAAGAGTTTCTGCTAATGATGGAATTACAATTACAAACCCTTGTGGTGGTAATGATAGTCCTGAAGATGCTAAAGGAAGTCAAACTTTAGCTAATATAAAAAATGCTGTTGAGCAATTTAGTGAATCAGTAAAAAGAATAAAAGCAGACTTTGATGAGGGTTCTGAATTTGTAAAAGATTGGATTAAGCAAGAAATCAAGGTTAGAAGAAAACAAATAGAAGGTTTAGCATATGGTTTTGTTAATGGTATGATTGTTGACTTTGCAGAGCGAGTAATACCCTTACTAAAGAAGGGTCTTGAGATGCTGTATAAGAAAGTATTTGGTTTGGTTTTATCAGCAACCGGATCATATCCTATCGCTAGAGCAGCAGGTCTAGCAGCACAACAAGCGATGGCAATTCCAATTAAATTTTTACAAGATACACTTCCATGTATTGTTAATACAATTTTGGGTAAGATTGGAGATACTGTAGAGGGTTTGCTTGGTTCTATTGTTGATAATGTTGATAACTTTGTTCAGTGTGTTGCTGATCAAACAATAGGAGTTCTTGCTAATGATGTAATCAGTCAGGCAGCAGATGGATTGAGTGCTGCCCTTGGTGGTATTGATAAGATTATGCAGTTCATCAATGCCTTCAATAGTCCTGGAGAGTTTGTTGAGAACTTGATGAGAAATACTGTGGGTGGTTTACTTGGTCTTATTGGTGTTGCTGGATGTAATGATAGCAAAGAAAAAGATGCCATGGGTCCATGTAAAACCATTTTGGGTGTTGGACCAGCATTTAATGACCCCACTGACTTGAGAGGAATAATCGATAATGCCAATATTGCCAGCGCAGTTACTAATGTTGCTAATGTGGCAGGATTAGATCTTGAAGGTGTTCAAGATGTTGCGGGCGGTATTAAGGACGTGGTTGGTGCTTTTGATATCTTCAATCCAGATTCCAAAAAACCTGGATTTATGAGTGATATTGGTGGATGTTATACTGGACCACCACAATTTTGTAAACCTCCTACCATTAACATTTTTGGTGGTGGAGGAGATGGTGCTATTGCTGCTCCACTATTTGGATTCCCAGACTTTGGAACCAATACAGCGAGTATTATTGATATCGAATTGACAAATCCTGGTAACGGGTATGTATATCCACCGTTTGTTCAGATTGTGGATAGTTGTAATCAAGGATATGGTGCTATTGCTAGGGCAACAGTTAAAGATGGAAAGATATCTAAGATCTATATGTCTTCCGTTGGTGAAAATTATCCAGTTCAGGAAATAGAACCTCTAGTTGTAACTAGAGTTGATGTTGTTAATCCAGGTTCTGGATTTAGTAATGATGATATTGTTTCTGATAATCTTGGAAATCAATATGAACTTAATATTGTTGGAGGGGCAATCGTCAAGGTTACTCCCATAAATACTGTAGATGTAACTGAACTACCAAGAATTACTATTACAAGTGTAACTGGTAGTGGTGCTGTTCTTATTCCTAAACTTGGAAGAAGACAACTACAGGAAGGAGTAACTCAAGTCATAGACTGTATCTTATAAGATGGAAGAAACAAAAGTATTCACACAATCATTTGCCGAACTCTACGGTCCAAAATTTGGTATCTATGTCAATGACCAGCAGATGGGAATTGATGGAAGGCAAATATATCAATTTTATGGTGTAACAGACCAGGATCTTAAGTCCTCAATCAGATTCAGTGAATCAGGTGCTTTAAAAATTCATAGTGATAAGAGTATTGAGATTGCTGCCGGTGAATATAATGAAGATAAGGGTATTGACATTAACATTCAAGCAAGAAGAGGAAATGTCAATATCAAAGCAGACAGGAACGGCAATGTAACTGTATCTGGTGCTAATATAATCGTTAATGCTGATAAGAATCTTGATTTGGTTGCTGGAAAAAGAATTCGTTTACTATCAAACGATGTTCAGATAAGGGCAAATTACTCTTCTATAAGAGCTCTCAGTGGAAATGCAACTCCATTACTAGAACAATTCATAGGTAGAATTTACACCGGAACACAGATAGGAACTGATTTCTTAAGTGGTGAAGTAGGAATCGATGGTTCGTTCCTTGGTAATGCTGTTGGTGGTGCTATAGGTGGTCCTGTTGGTGGTTTCGTCGGCGGAGCAATAGGTGGTCTCTTCTAATGTCAGATCAAGTTTTTAATAACGAAACAACATTCACTCAGAAGACTGAGTTTTTAAAAGACGTATACATTTACGGCACACTTTACTATGACTTTGTAGGATTCGGAACGGATCTTACTGTAGAAGATATTAATATAACGAAACAAGCAAATATTGCTAACCTGTATGTTTCGGGATTTTCAACGTTTGTAGGTCCTTCAGTATTTCAAAGCACAGTTTCTGTAGCATCTACTGCAACGCTTGCAGATGTTAATGTAACTGGAGCACTTGATGTAGATCAAATTGATGTTGGTATTGCAACAGTTCGGGAAAGATTTGAACTTACTAGTGACTCTGGAACAAACTATCTTGTAGGATTTGCTTCAGGTCCCCGTGCTGGTAGTGTAGGTATAGGTAGCACACTACCTGACAGAGATCTTGATCTTAATGAACTTAGGATTACTCGCAACATTTTTGACTCTGTTAATAATCAAGGGTCTAATGGATTTTACCTCTCTCGTGATGTAAATGGTATTCGTTGGGTTAATGCGGCACCAGATGCTCAGACTGATGGATTCTTCGTTCAAAATGAGGGTGTCTTAGTTGGTGTTGGTTCATTCACTACGATGAACCTGATTGGAACTGATAGTGGTGGAGATTTAGTTGATGCTACTGCTAATGGAACCACTGTTGATATTCGTATTAAAGATCACTGGCAAAAAAATGGTTCTGGTATTCATACAACAGTTAATGTAGGTATCAACCAAGCATCACCAACAGTCCCTCTAGATGTTAATGGAGTTGCTTTATTCAGACAAAGTGTTAATGTGAATGGTGTTGCAACCTTTGACGATATTGTAAGAATAGATGCTCCTTTAAGAGTTCATGATAATGATATTGTTGGCACAGCAACAACGGCAATATATGCACATAATGCTGGCGTATCAACTGTAGCATTTGCTGCATCTTTTACTCCACTTGCAGGTATATCCTCTTTTACTAGAAGAGCAGGATTCGCGACTGTTGCTGCTGCCGCAACATTTGCACAAGTCGCTGGATTCTCCACATTCTCTAATATTGCTTTTGCTGCTACATTTGCTCAGACTGCCGGTGTTGCCACCGTTGCTAATCAGACTGGATTTTCTACAGTCGCTGGTATTGCGACCTTCGCTAATCAGTCAGGATTCTCGACAGTATCAGGAACTGCTACCTTTGCTTTAAGAGCAGGTATTGTTACTTTTGCTAGTCAGACGGGATTTGCCACCGTCGCTGGCATCGCTACATTTGCTAATCAATCTGGTTTCTCTACCGCTTCTGGTATTGCTACGTTCGCTAAACTTGCCGGTCTTTCCACATTTGCCAGACAATCTGGTTTTGCTACAGTAGCAGGATTGGCAACAAATGCAACTAGAGCAGGTATTGCTACATTTATTGAGACTGTTCAAACTCTGACAGATCAAGAATTCTTCATTCCTTTTGTTGAAAACTCGGTATCTACTGGTATTGAAACAGTAAGGGTTGATAGTGGAATAAGATACAATCCAGCAAGAGATAATGTTATTGTTGGTGGTGGACTAACAGTTGGTGGTGCTACAACAATTCACAGTGCACTCAAAGTTGATGGAAACACTGTTATTGATGGGTCACTAGAACTAAACAGTACTCTAATTGATATTAATGGGAGTGTTGCCACTGGTAAGACTGATTATAGATTATCTTCAGTTGGAACTGGTGTGTCATGGAGACCACCTGGTGTTGAGACAACAAATATTTTATATGTAACGAAAGATGGTAATGATAGTAATACTGGATTACTTGAGGGTGATGCCAAAGCTACAATTGGTGGAGCAGCAGCAGTCGCTCTGGATGGAGACACCATATATGTAAGACCTGGAACATACTTTGAAGATAATCCTATTGGACTAAGGACTGATGTTTCTATTTCTGGTCAGGATTTGAGACTTGTAACTGTTGTCCCAAATAATCCAGCACATGATTTGTTTCATGTCAGACGCGGTTGTTTGGTTGAGAATATGAATTTTGCCGGTAACAATGTTGGTATTGGATACACTGGTGCCATGGTAGCTTTCCCACCGCTGACTGCTAATCAAAATAGTGGATATGTTGCTCCAGGACCTGCTAATGAAGGTCCAAGTGGCAGGTGGAGATCACCATACATTCGCAACTGTACTAACTTTGCCACTGATAGTATTGGTATGAGGGTTGATGGAAACCTTGCTGATGCTGCATTTAGTGGCACAAATAATCTTGGACAAGACCTTAAGAGTATGGTTGTTGACTCATACACTCAATACAATCAGAATGGAATTGGTGTATCTCTAACTAACAAAGGATATGCTCAGTTAGTTTCTATATTCACAATTAACTCTAAGATTGCTATCTTTGCTGGTAGCGGTGGTCAGTGTGACCTCACAAACTCTAACTCTTCTTTCGGTATCTTTGGTCTCTTTGCTGATGGCACAAGTGGCGACGAATTTACTGGTATTAATACTGGTGCTAAGATAGCGGACGTTGATACATTCCAAGTATTTGGTGTACGTGATGAAGATGCTACTGTTAGAAAACCATTTGATGGTCAAGGAGCTTTCTTCAAGATAAATCTTGATGATTATAGTGATACTGGAGTAAAGGCAGGTATTGTTACTGAACCACTTAGAGTGCTTAGAACTATAAAAATTACTGATGGTGGATCTGGATATAGTCAATCGGCACCACCAGCAGTTACTGTCTCCGAACCATTTGGTCCGGAAGGTATTCTGGCAGAACTATCTGCTAATGTTAGTGCTGCCGGAACTGTTAGTTCTGTTGATATTATCGCCAGTGGTAGAAACTTCTTACCTGCCGGTTCTGGTGCTAATCAGCAGAATATTTCAATTATATTCTCTGGAACTGGTGGTGCAGCAGCAGAGGCAGTTACTGACCCAATTTTGTTCACGGTTGATAAGGCAACTGAACCAACTACGAATACTGGATTATCTACCGTAACCTTTAATGAATTTGTTCCTTATGCTGTGGGAACAGGTGTAAGTATGAGCTTCCGCCGCCTTAGTCGTATCATCACCAGTTCTCACTCCTTTGAATATGTCGGTGCAGGTACAGACATAAATAGAGCAAACCCCTTCCAGGGTGGAGAACCTATTCCTGATAATGAAATTGTCGCTATCAATGGTGGACAAATTCCATTCACAAGCACTGACCAAAAAGGAAACTTTAGAATTGGTGCAGGATTAGTTATTGACCAAACTACATCTACAGTTTCTGGAAGAGATTTCAATAGAGCGATTCAGGCTAACCTTACACCATTGATACTTGCCTTGGGAGGATAATAACATAAGATGGCAGTCGCACCAGTCAATAAGTTTCTTACACTTGCTGTCCCTGTCGCACCAGGAGAGCAAAAACTTTACGAGGTTCCTACAGGGACATCTGCGATTTTGCTGTACGCACAAGTTGCTAATGTTGGAGTCGGAACTTATCCAACAGCAACTTTAATTCATAGAAGAGAATCAAGAAGCACGGGCAATCAGAGAGATATTAGAGTCATTAAGGACATTGAAATTCCACCTAATGATGCTGCCATCTTGATTGATGGTAGATTAGTATTAGAAAAAACTGCCACCACATTTGATAGGTTGTTCTTGACCGCAACACAGACTGGTGTGGGAACAGTTTATGATGTAAAATACCATGAACCCGCTGGTGTGGCAACTGTCACGACCATGGACCCACATGGATTTGAGGCAGGAGATCAAGTTACTCTTGCTGGACTTGCATTCACTTGTCTTGGAAGCACAGGTATTACGACAACGATATTCCCAGATCCTCAACAGTCCTACACTGTCGATAGTATTACTGATAATGTGGGAACCTCAAGAACATTTACTACATTTATTGGCGGTTCTCTTGGATACGTTCATGTATTCAATCCTGCTATTCACTACTTTGTGCGTTCTAAAGCAGAGTCCATCACAGACAATAACGGTGATAAATATACACCAACCACAGCAGAATATAGTGGAAAGACTGGTAATTTAGTTCTTACTATGCCTTCTCATGGTCTTACGACTTCTAATACTGTGAGTATCGGCACATCCTCTTTAATATTTACTTGCACCCAAGATAATAATTCTACAGAGCACGCATATCCAAGACCTACAGATCCCGTTGCTGGTATTCAAACTGGAATTGGATCTACTACTACAAATACCATCACCGTTTATGTTGGTGTTTCAACTGCTGGTGGGTTGGTCGCGCCACTTCAGATGGAATTCCTGGCAAGTATTCTTGAAAATACCACGGCGTAATAGAATATGGCAGACGCAAGAAAATCGACGCACAGATATCTTAGTGGTAGAGTCAAGATTGTCAATAATGCCGGTCTACATACTGACCGACATCTTTATGTGTCTCCGGGTGAAGTAGAACCAAATCTAGGATTTCCTGGTGAAAAAAGTGTTCCAATATCCGACCAATATTTTCAACTAATTACCATTCCAAATGGTGATACTTATGATAGGTATTGGCAACAACAACCTGGATTACAACCAGGTGGTATCAGTGTTTTTGATGAAGGCACTCTTATTGGTGTTGCTAATAGTATATCAAAACTTAACTTTGTTGGTGCTGGTGTCACTGCAACCGCTAGTGGTACTATTTCCACCATCAGAATTGATGCTGCTAGTGCTAGAGTAAAGGTATCCGAAAATCCACCAACATCTCCTGCACCAGTAAATGGTGATTTATGGTGGGACACTGATATCGGTGAACTTTATGTTTACTATGTAGATGCTGATAGTGCTCAGTGGGTAGAAACTTCTGGTGGTAGTGAAACTGTAACTATATCTGATGATGCCCCACCCAGTCCTAACTCTGGTGATTTATGGTGGGAAAGTGATACAGGTCGCCTCAAAATATACTATAACGATGGTGATGGTGCTCAGTGGATTGATGCAAATGGTGGTCTTTTAGATGAAATTAGTAGTAGTAGTAGATGGATAAGCACTAATGCTGGTATTCACACTCTAACGAATGTTGGCATAGGAACCACTAATCCACTTGCTGCTGCTAATTCTTCAAATGATAAAGTTCTCTCTGTTGGTATTGTAACAGCAAACTTTTATTATGGTGATGGTTCTAATTTAACTAACATCCCTGCGGGTCCTCAAGGTGCTCAAGGGCATCAAGGGCATCAAGGTGTTCAAGGTGCTACCGGTTCAGCAGGACCACAAGGAAACCAAGGTGTTCAGGGTGCTAATGGTCCTGCTGGTCCTGCTGGTCCCCAAGGTGTCCAGGGTGCTACAGGTGCCACCGGACCACAAGGTAATCAAGGTGTTCAAGGTGCTACAGGTGCAGATTCAAATGTAGAAGGACCTCAAGGTGCTCAAGGGCATCAGGGTGTTCAAGGTGCTGCTGGTCCTGCAGGTCCTCAAGGTAATCAAGGTGTTCAAGGTGCTCAAGGACATCAAGGTGTTCAGGGTGCTACTGGACCAACAGGTCCCACAGGTCCTCAAGGTAACCAAGGTGTTCAAGGAGCTAATGGTCCTGCTGGTCCTGCTGGTCCTCAAGGTGATGATGGTGCCACAGGTCCTCAAGGTGATGACGGTCCTGCTGGACCTACTGGACCACAAGGTAATCAAGGTGTTCAAGGTGCTCAAGGACATCAAGGTGTTCAAGGCGCTACTGGTCCTGCAGGTCCTCAAGGAAACCAAGGTGTTCAAGGTGCTAATGGTCCTGCAGGTCCTCAAGGTAATCAAGGTGTTCAGGGTGCCACTGGATCAGGTTCAAGCGTACCAGGTCCTCAAGGCAATCAAGGACATCAGGGTGTCCAAGGTGCTACAGGTTCTGGTGGTCCCGGTGGTTCAGAAGGTCCTCAAGGTGCTCAAGGACATCAGGGTGTTCAGGGTGCTACAGGTTCTGGTGGACCTGGTGGTTCAACAGGTCCCACTGGACCACAAGGTAATCAAGGTGTTCAGGGTGCCACTGGATCAGGTTCAAGCGTACCAGGTCCTCAAGGCAATCAAGGACATCAGGGTGTTCAGGGTGCTACAGGTTCTGGTGGACCTGGTGGTTCAACAGGTCCTCAAGGTGATGATGGTGCTGCTGGTCCTACCGGTCCTCAAGGAAACCAGGGTGTTCAAGGTTCAACTGGAGGAGCTGGTTCATCAGTTCCTACTGGAGGGATTATTATTTGGTCTGGTGCAGCAAATGCAATTCCAAGTGGTTGGACTTTATGTAATGGTTCTAACAGCACACCTGATTTAAGAAATAGGTTTGTTATTGGTGCTGGAGATACTTATAGTGTAGGTGCTCAAGGTGGTAGTGCTAATGCCATAGTTGTCTCTCACACTCACAGTATGACTCACACTCACAGTTTGAGTCATACACACAGTATGAGTCACACTCACGGTGCTGGTAGTTACGATACTAGTAGTAGTGGTACTCACCAACATACCAGTGCTTATTCTACGCCATATTATGATTCAGAAAGTGACGGATTTAGTGGTTGGGCTCATTCTAATAACTCAAGTCCCTCTGGTAGTCAGAATATTGGTAATTCCACTGGTTCTCACTCGCACAGTGTAAGTGGTACTTCTGGTGGTTCTAGTATAAGTAGCACTGGTGGTGCTAGCACTACCACTACTAGTGGTGCCAGCAGTAGTAACACTGGATCGGAGGGATCATCTGGTAATAATGCAAACCTCCCACCATACTATGCGCTTTGCTATATTATGAAAACGTAGTATAATATAAATGATTAGTATTTTGTGTTATGGAAAAACAGTGGTATCATTCCTATCATACAGCATGTTATTATTCAAAATCTGGTAATTGGTGTATTACTGAAGATTTGACAAAAATTCATTATATTTTTATGTCAGATATTCTTCATTTGTTAACAGAAGAAAGGATAAAATCTATTTCATTAAAATCTATCGGGTGGAGAGATAAACATCTTTTTCCACAACCTTGGTCAGGAGAACGTTATGCTAGATCTGACACAAAATATCCAGGTATTGTTACAACCGGACACAATCCTCATGATAATAAGTATAGAATGATTGATGGGAGACGTAGAATACACAAATTATTATCCAGTGGAGTTACAAAAAGTAATTTTTATGTTATTCCGTGGGCAGAATTAAGACCTTTCTTTATGGAAAGTGGCGACTTTGAAGTTATTGAGAGATTAAATGTTCAAACCTGATCCTAATTTATCCTTTAATAGTTTTATCAAAGTATATGACAATACTCTTACAGAACAATTTTGCAATTCAGTATGTCAAAAATTAGATAAAGATCCTAGAAAAAAACTAGGAGTATTTGGTGGATCTGAGGAAACAGATCCTGATTTTAAAAGTTCTTTTGATTTGAAAATTAGTAACTTGTCAGAATGGAAAGACGAGGATGAAATATTTTTTATTACTATGAGTCAGTTCTTAAAAAAATATCAAGATGATATACAAACTGATAATAATAGTGCGAGGTTTTCCTTTTCCTATGGTAACGATTTTTTTGCAGACACTGGGTATATGGTAAAAGTTTATAAACCTGGTGGACATTATGATTGGCATCAAGATTATACAATTGATCCCTATCATGGTGTGCGAGAATTAACGTTTATATGGTATTTGAATGATGATTTTGATGAGGGTGAGACTGAATTTTGTAATGGTAAAAAGATTGCACCTAAAACTGGAAGATTGGTAATATTTCCCTCTAATTGGATGTTTGTGCATAGAGGACGTAGAGTCAAAAAAAATAATAAGTATATCGCTACTGCATGGTATCATCATCAGAGAGTGGAAAATAAAGATATGATTGATAGTATACTAAATAAAAATAACTAATACCGATTTATTTTACTGTGGGAGTCAAGTCTTTTAGTGATAATATTTTCCGTCTAAAAAATTCAACCAATAACACTATAGACAATACCACTGGGGATTGGGAGTTTGTAGAGGGTGCTGAGGATTTGTATTTAATCAATAGACTTAATAATAAAAAATATAAGATAAATCTTACAGAGGTATGAGGCAGATAAATAATCAAAAAGTGTAGATAATGGCACTAAATTTTCCTAATAGTCCATCAAATAATGATATCCATGAAGAAAATGGAACTAAGTGGCAATTTGATGGTTCATCTTGGATTCGTATAGTTAGTGCTGGAAATCAAGGTTTTCAAGGCACGACTGGATCACAAGGAAACCAAGGTGTTCAAGGTGCTCAAGGTGCTCAAGGACATCAGGGTGTTCAAGGTGCTACGGGTGCTGACTCTAGTGTAGTTGGTCCTACTGGACCTCAAGGTGACGATGGAGCTGCTGGTCCTCAAGGTAATCAAGGTGTCCAAGGCGCTACAGGTTCTGGTGGACCTGGTGGTTCAACAGGTCCTCAAGGTGATGATGGTGCTGCTGGTCCACAAGGAAACCAGGGTGTTCAGGGTGCTCAGGGTGTCCAGGGTGCCACTGGATCTACAGGTCCTCAAGGTAATCAGGGTGTTCAGGGTGCTCAAGGACATCAAGGTGTTCAAGGTGCTACAGGTTCTGGTGGACCTGGTGGTTCAACAGGTCCTACTGGACCTCAAGGTGCCGATGGAAACTTTGGTGGAGCAACTTTTGATTATACCTTTAGCACTTCAACCACAGACTCTGATCCTGGACAGGGAAATTTAAGATTTAATAATGGTACACTGTCTTCAGCGACAGTGATGTATATTGACGATGAAGATGACGGTGGTAATGATATTCAGGCATTCTTAAGAACAATTGATGACAGCACATCTACTGTCAAGGGGCACGTCAGAGTTTCCAATAGACTCAACGCAGGAGATTTTGCTCTATTTACCATTAGTGGAACAAACACGGAAGCATCTGGTTATCATAAAGTAAATGTTTCATATGTTTCTGGTGCTACTTCCTTTAGTAATAGTGAAGATATAATTGTCACCTTTGCCAGAACTGGCACAAAAGGAGATACTGGAGCACAAGGTGTCCAGGGTGCTCAAGGTGTTCAAGGTGCTACTGGTGCCGGTGGTTCAACAGGTCCTACAGGACCACAAGGTAACCAAGGTGTTCAAGGTGCAACAGGTCCTACAGGTCCAACAGGTCCTACAGGACCTCAAGGTAACCAAGGTGTTCAGGGTGCTACAGGTTCTGGTGGACCTGGTGGTTCAACAGGTCCTCAAGGTGATCAAGGAGATAAGGGTGGATTGAGATATACATTTAATAGTAATACAACAGAAACTTCTGTAGCTTCTGGTGAATTAAGATTTAATAGCTCTATTTTTGGTAGTATTAGTAGAGTTGCTTTGCACAATATTGATGCTGAGGGAGTTGACCAAGAGACTTATCTACAAACTTGGGATGATAGTGGAACATCTTCTGAGAAAGGTTTTCTTCTCATCAAATCCAATGTTAATAGTGATGCAACTTTTGGTACATTTAGGGTTACTAGTGATGAAAATGGTGGTAATTCTGGAACATTTACTAGATATGATGCATTTGGACTTTCAGGATCAATACCTTCTAATGGTGAAGAATTAGTTGTAGAGTTTATTATGAAAGGTGCCACTGGTGCCCAAGGTCCTCAAGGTAACCAAGGTCACCAAGGTGTCCAGGGTGCCACTGGTTCAACAGGTCCTCAAGGTAATCAGGGTGTCCAGGGTGCCACTGGTTCAACAGGTCCTCAAGGTAATCAAGGTCGCCAGGGTTCTACGGGTTCTACAGGTCCACAAGGTAATCAAGGTCGCCAGGGTGCTCAAGGAAACCAAGGTGTTCAAGGTGCTGGTGGACCTGGTGGTTCAACTGGACCCACTGGTCCTACTGGTCCTACTGGACCCACTGGTCCAACAGGTAACCAAGGCAACCAAGGTGTTCAAGGTGCTACAGGTTCTGGTGGACCT